TGTTCAAAGTTGACAGACGAATCCAGCGGAAAGACCAACCGGGTTCGGGATCAGGATCGGGCAATAATGCTGCTGGCATCCACTTCGTAGGACGCTCGAATGTTGCACGAGTCTCTTCTGTTCTTTTTTCACGAATTTGTTCAGCCATTTTCTTTCCTTCTTAATACTGCAACCTCACGAGCATAACGTTCTAACGGAATGTTAAGCCGCTTGGCAATAGCTACCTCTGAGGCAGACAAAGTGATCTTTTTAGGGGCCACGCTGCGTGTCGCAGAAGCAACAACGTTTGATTTCCTACGCTGCGACGTATCAGCGGGTTCCTCAGACTCAAACTTATCTGGGAACACTTGACGCAATCTACCGTTGATGCGTCTGTAGTATTCGTCACTTTGAGGATCCATGCCCTCATCGTTAACCAGCTTTTCATGCACCGCCAGAGCGAATCCGGTCATTTCCTTGTCAGTACCAAACCATTTGTTGGTTTTTTGCCACTCAACGGCTTTGGTATCAACGCGGGGTGCTTGCTGATATTCCGGTTGTACAACAGTTTTCTCTTCTTGTAAAGGGGCAGGCTTAAAATTGTTTACACGCTCCGCTTTCATTTTGGCGGTAGTTAAATCTTCTTGAGCCTGTACTAGAGCATCTGCGTCGCCTGACTCATATGCAGCTTTGTACCGGCTTTTAGCATCATTAACCTCTTGTGCAACAACCCTCTTAGCCTGCTCCAATAGAGCGCTTTGACTGGTGTGTACGTTGTTTTTCAGTTTCTGATTTTCTTCATAAACTGCTTGAGCAATGCGAATTGCCTCTTCTTTCTCGCGTATTGCAGACTCTTTAGCCCTGCGTTCTTCGTGATAACCTTTGGTAAATTCACGGAGTTTGTTGCGATCTTTCTGAGAATAAGCGGCTAATTCTTCATCTGTTGGCTCTTGCGGAGGGGTTTCCATGGGCTTTCTGCCCCGGTCTTCCTCCGGTGTGTCATCGACAACCTCTATCTCAGGTTCGTCTTTAACCTCTTCAGGTTCTACAACTTTGCTTCCCAAACGAGATTGTTTTTCCTCAATTTCATCAGGAAACTCAAATTCTGTTTTTTCCATTTCAGCCATGGTTACTCCTTAGTATGGACGTTGAATGCCGCGAGGATCTTGAACTACCGCTTCTACGCTGTCGTCGTTGATCAAACGCCACTCAGTTCCATGGATTTTCATCCTTGTGCCGCTGTTTGGGCGGGTAATGATGAAGTCTCCAACCTTACAGGATGCTCCGGACGGGAATCGTTTCTCGTCTTTAAACGCATCTGGCCCCATTTTTGCCACAAACAACACTGGAGAAAGAAGCTCCTCGTGATGCATCATGGTTGCGGTTTTGTATAACAAACCAGACTCACCCATCTCTTCTTCTGCTTTCGGAAGCATACAAAGGAGGTGATATGTAACAGGATCCGGCACTTGTTTTGCCTTTTCCTCTGCTGTCTTGTTGAGCACGCCCGACAAGTCAACTGCACTGACATCGAATTCAGTCATCTTCATATCTTTCAAGTTTTCGAACAAGGTCAACAATTAAAGTCTGTGCGTACAGTAGACCTCGAATTTGGCCGCACATCTCTCGATAGGCTGGGTAGTCACTAGCCGACCCGCCCCCAAGACTTTCAAGAAGGGTTTTCTCCTTCTGCCGAAGATCAGATAAAAGATATTTAAAAGCCTGATCTTCATTCATGATTAACTTCCTCGTTTAAACAGGTCAACTTGAACCTTTTGGTTGTTTTGTTTTTCCTGAGCTTGCATACGAGCCATGTCGAGTTGAGCCTGCGTGTCGATCCGCTTGTTCTCAAGTTCAAGTTTGGCTTTGCCAAGTTCAATGTCGGCGGCAATTTTTTGCGCCTTGGTCTGCTCTGCCTGACCCTTAAGCTGTAGTTCAGCTTGTTGCATCTGGACGAGCGGATCTTGTGCTTGTTGCTGGGCTTGCTGTTGTTGCTGTTGAGCTTGGTTAAGCTGTAGCAACTGAGCGGAGCCTTGGGCAACCAGACGGGACAACTGCACTTCGATGTCTTCTGGCAGTTTGGAGTCCGGAGCGGGCAGAGGAACACCAACCTGCTCTTCAACTTTCTTTCTGTACAAAAATGCCAAATGTTCGGCAATGTGAGCCATCACTGCGGCTTGGATCTTCTGAGCCATAGGGTTCTGGCCAATCTGGGCTGCAATCATTGGATCCTGCATGAACGCAGTGTGCGCTGCAATATGCGCTTCTTGATCCTGATAAATGAATGCTTTGGTAGGCTTGCCGTTGAGGAATGCCATGTTCTCGCTGATGGGATCTTTAGGTGTCTGATCATCTGCGCCGGGGATTAGTTTCTCTGCGTTCTTGATGCCTAGAACCTCAATCATCTGGCGGTGCAGCAAAGGCAAGTCATAGATCTGAGGAGCACCCTGAGCCAACTGGATCACAGCTTGATACTGCATGATCCTTTGAGCCATTGTGGAGCTGTTAGGATCTGATACAGGAATGACCTCAACCATGTCGTAGTCAGACTGTTTGACTTGGCGGTCGTTGCCTTGTGGATCGTACTCATACTCAGCAGGAGAGTAGTCCCTAATGATGCCTTTGAGGAGTTTAAACTCTTGCTTCATTGAATAATGAACACGGGCTTGGACTGCGCCCATGGTCTTCAATGTTCGCTCTAACAAGGCCAATGTTGTACCGACCGGCGCGTTAGCGCTCATGTCAGAGATCTTCATGTCTGAGATAGAACCCAGACGGCGGCCTTCTTCTGTGATCCTATCAAGCAGAGTTAACAAGGTAGCGCTTGGCTCTTTGTAAGGCAAGGTCATGATGTTGTCTTTGATGACACCGCTTGGCACATCCACATCTCTAAACTCACCGGGTTGAATAGGAGTATCGTCACCCTTGATGCGAGCACCACGGGCTTTTAGGCCGCCGGGCAAATTAGCCAAAGTACCTGCGTCCACCAGTTGGCGGATTAAGGATGTTCCTGCGCGGGCGTATCCACCGATGATGTGGATCAAACCCATGCCATAAAAACCAAAGCCGGGGATGTAGCAGTAATCTACAAAATGCTGGCGCTTGGTCTTTTTGGCATCGTCTTCTAGGTAATTGCGACGGATAGCAAGAACTTTGTTAGTTCCACGATCAATTGTGATAACGTAAGGCAGACCAATACCCGTTGGTTCTCCGTCAGAGTCTTCATCTTCAAATCCTTCTAAGTCCCAATACACATGGACTTCCAAAAGCTGGTAGCGGTCGTCGTCTGTGGCTTTATAACCCTGCTGGTCGGCTTTCTTCTTTTCAATGTCTGAAAGATGCTGAACAGGCTCACCAAGGTCAATATCCCGGTAAAACCCACTAACCTGTAGACGGCGCATCTCGTTCTTGGTTTTACGCATCACATGCGTGACCCGTTCTGCGTTCTGGAGATTAGAAGCACCATACGGGACAATCATGTCTTCGGCAGGAATGAACACTGCGACCTGACGCTCCATGGCCGGGTCGTAGTAGACCTTCTTAAATGCTGCGCCGGACAGACCTAAGGAGTAGAGCATCCTCTCATGTTCTGGACGATACTCAGGCATTTCCTCGGTCAGCTTGAAGTTCATGTCAGCTTGAACTCGTTCGGCTGCTTCTTCTTTCAATCTATCAATCGCACCGATGATCTCTGTCTTCACAGGGCCAGCGGCAGGGAATGTTTCCATGATGGACTCGGATTGGAACCGAATCGCAGCCTCTGTCAGGACTGTTGAGTAAACACCGCAGGCCCCATTCCATGGCTCTGTGCGCTCTTCATAATTAACACCTAAGACTTCCAAGCCTTTAACAAAACTTTCTGCCCAGTCTTTGCGGGAGGAAATGTCGGCTTCTACAAGCTCTACAAGCTCTGATGCAATCTTACCTAGCGCGCCCTCATCAAGGATTTCTGCAAGGTTGTCATCAAAATCGCTGTCATATTCTGATTCCGGTTCTAGAATAATCTCAACGCTTTCCTCTTCAATAACCATAGGATCATCTAGTTCAACGTCCACGCCAATGTCTTGAAGGAGGTCTGTAAGACCCATAGGGGCTTGGTTGACTGCTTTGTCGATACTCATGTAAGTCCTTAGTAATATTCCATGCGTCTGCGATATACAGGCTCATCTGGCTCATCGGAATCGATGGAAATGAACCCGCCTTGACGGAATCTCATCAGAGCTTGGCTTGAAGAGTCAACAAGGTCATCATGATCGCCGTTGGGGAAAGAAGCCATTTCGTCCATCACTTCTTCAGCCCAACGAGTCTCTGGACACCAGACAACACCTGAAGCAAACAGATCGGAGATTGCGTTTACACGCGAGATCTTATCGTTTCCTTTGCCCGGTGTAAACTCAGAAAGAGGAATGCCCATCTTCCGCATCTCATAAATGAGCGGAGCACCTGCGGCTCTTTTCTCCACGATCAATGTATCTGGCTCCCATTCCTGCCACAGTTCCAAAGCCATCTTCTTAAGCTCTGGAAACTCCATCCTTTGTTTAAACGCATCTAACAGGATGATGTTTGGCCGCATATCACCCTGTTTATTGGGGTGTTGGAAGACACCCCATGTTGTACAAGCTGAATAGTCTGCGCGGTTGTTCTTTTCAAAGGCCGTATCCCAGCTTTGGATGATGTATTCGCACGGAGGAGGTGTATTTTTCTCCCAAATAGACCATTGCTCCCGCTTAATGATCGCGCCTTCTTCGGAAGTGGGGTTTTGTTGATACTGCGCTTCCCATTTAGCGACTGGAAGTTCAGCTTTTAACGCTTCTAAAGCCTCTTTTGACCAAAATCCGGGCCAAAGAGGCGTTCCAGAGGGCATGATTGCCGGAAAATCTATGATTTCCCACTGATCTACGCCATCTTTCCCTGCGTTTTTGAGAATTTGACCTGTCAAGTCACGTTTTGACCAGCGAGTCATCACAATAATGATGGCCCCGCCGGGCTGTAAACGCTGCCGAGGGCCAGATGTAAACCACTCATAGACGTTATCAAACACCGCAGGGTTGCCTTGCTTGGCTTCTTGCTCCGAATGCGGGTCGTCAATGATTAAAAGATCGGCTCCTTTGCCCGTGACAGCGCCCCCAACACCAATAGCGAAGTAATCACCACCCATGTGAGTATTCCATCGACCGGCGGCCTTTGAGTCGCTCGATAGCTTTGTATCAAATACCTTCTGATAGTTCTCTGAAGAGACAAGATTCCTAACCTTTCGTCCAAATCCAGTAGCAAGTTCTGCGGTGTGTGCAGTCTGAATGATCTTCTTCTCAGGAAACTTACCCAAGAACCATGACGGGAGCAGGTAAGAAGCAAACTCAGACTTGGTATGCCGGGGAGGCATGTTGATGATTAGCCTCTTAAGGTCGCCCCTAGCGACCCTTTCAAAGGCATCGGCCATTATGGCTTGATGCTTCCCAGAGATTAATATAGGCCACATCTGCTGGACAAAGAACAGACACGACTCCTTGCAACGTTCAACTCTATCAAACTCTAGGAGCTTCTGAACCTTAGCCCTTTCTGCGG